AGGCGGCGCGCTGGGTTATGCTGGCGGGCGTGCTGCTGAGTATCTGGCGGGGCGTGGTGGACCGCCGCCGCCGCCTGGACCGGGGCAGGAACTGATTGCGGCGGCTGGCAGGCAGAACGTTCCCATTACGGCTGCTGACGCCTACCCTGGCTTGCGCGGGACTGTCGGGGCCCTAGAAGCGGTTCCTGGCTCCAGCGGTGCTATCAGGCGCCCTCTACAGGCTGGTACTGACCGGATCGAGCAGCGTGTCGCTGAAATTGGTGGCGATCAGAATGTGGGCCGCGCCGGCATGGGTGATGCGATACAGACGGGATTGCAAAACCGCGATACTCGTATGGGTGCCGTAGTTGGCCGCGCTTATGACCGAGCGGAGCGGGCAGCAGGCAATGCCACTATTACTCCGCGCGCTGCGGTTGCCAACATCGACCAGCAGCTAACCGATCTTGGCGCTACTGCCAATACCAGCGCCCCCGTTATTCAGGCGCTGGAAACGCTACGCGCTGATATGGCGAACGGCGCTAATCCAAACGCGCTATCGGTTGCAGCGGTTCGTCGCTTGCGTACCAACGTTCGAGAGCAGGCACAAACGGAAGCGCTTCGCTCTACCGATTATCAGCGGCGCGCTGGGCAGGTTCTAGATGCACTTCGCACTGATATCGGCACCCAGCTTCCGGGTGGCGCGGCGCGTGCGTACAACCGTGCAGATCGTCTTCATGCCGAGCGTGTCGGCTTCATTGACGACATTGCCAAGCGATTCCTTGGGGGTACTGATACCAAGGCTATGTCGGCGGAGCAGACCGCCAACAAGGTTGCCACTATGTCGAACCCTATCGGCGGAGATCATGCGCGTCTAACGCGCATGATTAGCACGCTTGAGCCTCAGGAGCGGCAGCAGGTTGCAGGCACCATAGCGGCTGAACTAGGCCGCCGCGGTGTCGATGGCGACAACGCTTTTTCTCCAGCATTGTTTTTCAGTCAGATCCAGAAGTATTCGCCTGAGGCGCGTGCCGCAATCTGGGGACGCCAAGGTGCTGCGGATATTGCCGATTTGGCGCGCATTGCAGAGCAGCGTGGCGGGGTAATCGGAAGGTTGAATAACAGTCGTTCGGGTGCAGTTTCGAACTGGTTTCAAGCCGTCAAGGGCATTGTCGTGGGCGGTGGCGCTGGCGCTGGCTTAGGTGCCGCTGCGGGTGTCGGAGCTGGTTCTGGCGCTGGTGCCATTGGCGCGGGTCTGGTGGTGTCCAATCTGACTGCTAGGGCTCTTGGTAGCCAGCGCTTGCTGTCCACTCTTGCAGCTGCTGGGCGAGCGCGAACCCCACAAGCTCAGTCGGCAATCATCACGCGCCTATCCCAGATCGCAACTCGCGAGCCCGCCATCGCCAATGACATTCTGCCTATTCAGCGCGCCTTGCAGGAAAGCCTACCACGACAGGCTGCGGCGGAAGATAAGAAACAGAATCGCAGGCAGTGACCAGTACATCAAGAATAGCCCCACGGCCCATTTGATGATAACCCGCATGTACGCTATGGTACCAGAATACCCGAGGAACAGCAAATGATCGGCAACCAAGACAACATCACGTTCCCCGGTAATTTGCCGGCTGTGGCTACCCTTCCCCTGCTTAGGGCTATTCCTGCTGCCACGCTTAGTGGAGACACTAACGTTTTGGTGCAGGGTGGGTCTGCATCCGGGGACGGCGGTGGCGGTGCTTACATTTTCAAGCCTAGTTCCACTGATGCCGACGATGGGTTGCGGGTAATCAAGCCTAACGATGTGACTGGATTACAGGCGGGGCGCTGGAAGTTCATTGGCGCGCTTTCGGCGGCAGCTGGACCTACCGGGCCCGCAAACAGCACCTATGCGACCCTTGCCGCCATGAAGTCTGCCCCCGTCAGCAATCGCACATACAATCTTGCCGCTTCGTCTGGTTCCGATGGTGGATACATCAATGGACCGTTTACGTATCGCTCCGGCAACTTCACTGGTCGCCCCGATGTTGTGCAGCTAAACGACGTTCCTATAACGGTAGGCGCATTGGTTCGTCCTGACGCCAACACGTCGCTGTACGGTGACGGCAGGACTAATATTCTTCTCCCCCTGGATCGCTCTATTCCTCGCACATTGTCGTACATGGGTGTCGATCCCTTTACGTCGGTAAGTCAGACCGGTTCTCTTATTTCTGCTTTTGCCAACGCGACCGGAGACAGGCTGAAGCTGATTGGTCATCCCGACGCTAAGTACGCCAAGGATGCGCCTGTTTCGATTGGGTTCGACTTCGACGGACAGGGCTGCACGTTCCTGGGTTCGGGCAATAGCAATGCTGTGCAGCTGACTGGTGCTGGGCGAACCTACAAGAACTTCATCACCTTGGGGGCGGCTTCAGTACGGACAAGCGCAGACTCTACTGATGGCGGAATTTATTGCACCGCCACCGATTTTGTCTTGGAAAACGTGGTCGCGAGCCGCGTCGAGGAAGGCAAGGGCCACGGTGCCGCTGCCATCTTCTTCGCTGGCGCAAAGCGCGGCACGATCCGCAACAGCCAGGCGCTGTATTCGAAGGCTGACGGTCACCATTGTTCGGACGGGTGCGAGGATCTGACGTTCGAAAACCCCACGTCGATCGGTGTAGGCGATGACGGGTTCGCGGTGGTGTCATACGATTATCAGGGCACGATCAACAAACGCATCCATACTAACGGGCTGCGGGCTATCGACGTAAAGGCGCGCGGGCTGTCGGTGCTTGGGTGCCTCGACAGCTTCCACCGGAATTCCACTATCATTCGCTCTAGCGCCGCTGCCGTATACATTGTCAGCGAAGGCGCAGACAGCTTTAATACGCTGGGTTGTCGCAATGCACGCGTCGAAAACCTGTACGCGGAATATTGCGTAACTGGCGTCGATCGACCGATGTTGGCGCAGGCAATAATCATCATTTCGGGCCGAACCGGCAATGTCACGCTGTCTGACGGATCGGTGCAGTCACTTGGCGTGCACGATCCCTTCGTTAGCGGACGTGTCGTGGGTGCCGGGGCTGTTGCTTCATACGGGCTGCGTTCAGATAGTCAGTATAACTATCGCCCTGAGTACGACCTGACTTTGGAAAACATAAGCGGCCCATCCACTGCCGCGGCGTGCGTGCAGCTCGGCGGGCAGGATGGGCAGGGCAGCATTGTGATCGAGGGCTGCGACGGCTACCCGTTCTTGTTCATGCCGACCGCGACCGGCGATCACTATTACGAGCGATTGCAGGCCGCCGGAACGCGTCTGAAATCGCAGACGATCAACGAGGCTCTGCACGGCGAAGGCACGAACAACTTTGCCAACATCCACGTCGACCTGCTGAAGTTCCCGGATACGGGTCTCACACCCGCCGGCAACATGGATCTCAACAAACTTACGTGGCGCCGCTTCCTGGTTGCTGGTAATGTGATTGCTCATCCGTAAGAGGGAATGGATACTATGACCAAACCAACCACCCCAAATAAGCCGAAACCAGTTCCGGTTGATGTATCGCTAAATCGCAGTGGCGGCGGCGGCAATACCAATCCGACGCAGCCCAAGAAGCCGACGGGCGGCTAACAGCCATGTGGTCCACCTACACCTTCGGCCTGATGTGCGCCCTTGCGGTGGCGGTGTCCGCATGCGTGAAGGTGGACCGCAACGCCGTGCTGACTGCGGCGTTGGTAATATCCGCTAACTGGCTGCTGTTCGCAATGGCCTGGATCCACCCAGAGGCATCGCCAGCGTTCGTCATGACGGACCTCGGGGTTTATATGACCCATGAGGATACATGGTCGGTTATGGACCTGCTCTCTTTGATGGTTGTAGGCATCGTGTGCCGTCGGTTCTGGTGGTCACCTATCCTTTGGTCTGCATATCTGGTAACGCTCTCCATGCACGCTGTAGCGTGGGCTAACGGGCTGGAATATCTCGACTATCGCCGTGTGCTGGACGCGGCATTGATTCTCCAGCTTGCAACGCTTTTTGTGGTTGGGGGTGGTGACTGTGCAGATCGTTTGCTTGTTGGTTGGCGCAGCCTTCGTGGTGTACGCGGTGGTTCCCGCCGAGTGGTTGAAAATGCGTCGTGATTAATGACAGCGATATGCGCCACGTGTGGATGTTCATGTCCGCACTCGCTGGCGCTGTCACCGCGTTGGCACAAATGACCTATAAGGAAATGACGTGGGTGCAAATCGCACTGACACTCTTTTCGGGGTTCGGGTTTGCCGTATTCTTCATGCCATCCGTTGCTCAATGGATGGGCATTGAAGAGGCGAACATCCGTGCAACCAACGCTATCGTTTACATCGGCGGTACTGGGTGGAACATCCTTCTGCCGTTCGCCATTCAAAAGGCCAAAGCTGGTGTCGCCCTGTTCGGCGGGAAGGATACGGCATGACCGTCTTTGACATCCTGAACGTCGCGGGGCGGTTGATCGTAACGTCCATCGTCGTGTTCAAGCTCACCCAGTTTCGCGAGATGACCAACTTTTGCGAGCGTTCCGGACTTGGTATGATGGGCGCTGGTTCATTCCTTACGATCCCCGTCATCATGTTCAAGAACGATAACCCGTTTGAAGGTTGGGCGGTGTCTCTACTGACGTACGGAGTCATTCTGTTCCTCGCTGGCAGGACTTGGCGGGATTACAAGCATTCGCGCGCCAACAAGATCATGATCCAGCAGGGTGAGATTTGGCGGGCGCAGAGGGGGAAGCCGTGATGATAGATGCAATCCTAGAAACCGTACTTCGCAACGAAGGCGGCTACGTCAACGACCCCAGCGATCGCGGCGGCGAAACCAACTGGGGCATCACCGTCAACGTAGCCCGCACGAATGGCTACGGCGGCGCGATGAAGGATATGCCGCGCGATAAGGCGTTGGATATCTACCGCACGCAGTATGTCGTAAAACCGGGCTTTGCGGCCATTGCTGAGGTTTCCCCGCTGATCGCTTCCGAGTTGGTCGATACGGGCGTGAACATGGGGCCAGCAGTGCCTAGCGGCTTCCTACAGCGGTCCTTGAACGCGCTGAACCAGCAGGGCGCTGATTACAAGGACATCGTAGCTGACGGCAAGATTGGCCCTGCCACCGTGGCCGCTCTGAAGGCCTACATTGCCAAGCGCGGCAAGGAGGGCGAGCGTCGGCTTCTGGCGCTCCTAAATGCGCTCCAGGGGGCTCGCTACCTGTCTTTGGCTGAAGGTTCGCCATCGCAGGAGCGTTTTATGTTTGGCTGGCTGGATCGGATTGTGTCGTGAACGACCGAACCTTCCGCACCGTCGTAGGCTGGTCCGCCATTATCCTAAGCGCCGTTGGCTTGCTGCTGCTGTTCTTCGTCAAGGTGCCAGACGGCAACAACGAAGCCCTGCTGTTGGCACTGGGCATCGTATTCGGATGGGGTGGCTCTGTCGTGCAGTCGGAGTTCGGCAGCACGTCCAGTGGTCGTAATCTGGCACAGACCAACGCCGACATCGTGAAGCAGACCACCGCCACGCCGACGGGTACGCCAGCAGATCCAATCAGCGTTACGGAGCAAAAACCATGAGCATCTTCGGCAAACTAGCCACCTACGCCGCCAAGCGATTCCTCATCCCCGCCGTCGCCAAGATCGCCGCAAACCCAAAAGCACCCCTGACGCTCGATGCGGCCAAGGATGCTTTGGTTGAGGCGGGCAAGGAAGAGGGGTTGAGGGTGGTGGTTAAGAGGGCGGGTTTGTAACCTCCCCCTCCCTACCCAGCAACGTCGTATTCAAGGCAAAAGCCGCCTTAGCATCCGGTTGCTCGTTCCATAGCTCTACCGACCAACGCTCCAGATCCTCACGCGTCACACGGTCATCTGGAGCGGCGTTAAAGGGCACTGAGGATATGCGTGCTATGAAACCCTGCCAAAGCCCCCTGTAAGGCTGTTGCTGGCGCTCCACTGCCTTGAACGTCGGTTCGTGGCAACAGTGTTCGCATGGTTCACTCATCCGCCGTCGCCCCCTGCTCAAGGTGCGTCAACTGGATGCGGACGGGGACGATGGTGAAGTCCCGCATCGCCGTTCCACGCATGGCAACGTCGGTGAAGAACGCCGCGATATGCTCGTGGGCCTTGCGTTCGCTTTCAAATGCCAACGGAGTCCAGAACTGGCCGTCTTTGTTCAAAATGCCATAGAAGTTCCGGCCGTACACATTGCTGTCGATCATCGCCGCCACGTCTGCAACAGCCCCCGCCTTGGGGGTGGTGGTCGGGTTCATGAGGATTTACCTCCCTTCAAGAGAACGGCAGGACCGTGCTGAATGCGAACACCCGCACCGCCACATGGCGGGCACTGCCAGAAATTTGGATAGGACCCGATGTTGCCAGCGCCCCGGCACACGATGCACAAGCCGCTCATCGCCCAGCCCCTTCGTGTTGCGAGCGTGAGGTGGCGAGAGCGGCATCAGTGTCGCGATCGCGGTACGTGTCGGGACGGTATTCAACAGGCAGGACGTCGTACGGGTGCGCGTTCGATACGTGCGCGACACCTGGATAGGCGAAGCGGACGTACTGCCGATTGTTCTCGACGAAGAACGCGGGCTTGCCTCCAACGATTATCGGGTCGCCCCAGCGCGCCGGAAGGTCATGGTCCCGAACGCACCGCGCCATCTTCATGAACTGGCCGAACGTGACGTGGGAGAAGGCATCGCAGGACCAGGCGTCGGACATTGCCTTGCCTCGCGAGCGTGCCTCGTAGCGCGCGGTTCCGTAGCCATCGACGGACACGCACCACCGCTTGATGAGAAAGCCGCTCATGCCTTCCCCCCTCCCTGCGACAAGAGGCGGATGGCGGCGGGAAGGTTCGGAGCGGTCAACTTCGCGCTAGGACTCATCCAACGCTCAGCCACCCTCGCAGCAGCCTCGACCCCACGAGCAAACGCTTCGTCATTCGCTGCCGCAACGGTGGCGAGGGTGGGGGATGCCAATATCTCTGCAAGTTCATCCCATGTATCCCCGCTATGCTCGGCGGTCGCATAGAAACGATCGTCAGGCCCCTGGGTGATCGTCCAGCCGTTGTGTTCGTCGGGGATGCCGAAGCAGTTGGCGCGGGGAGCAGATCGCGACGTTGCGGGACAGCAGCGCGAGCAATCGTCTATGGCGAACCCGGCATAATCCGTCCTACCAGTGCCGTCGCAGATGTTGCACTGCTTGGCGATGGCGGTCGATGCGCCGTAATGGTTCAGCATCATGCAGAAGTTGGCGACATCGACGGGATCGCCCTTGACGATGTGTTCGTGCAAAAGCTGCTGGAGGTACGGGACCGTGCACTGCGACGGATCGTCCCAGCCGCCTCGGCCCTTCTCGCGCGCCTTCGCCAGTTTTGTCTTCATATTGGCTGCAAACAGGTCAACGGCGCGTTCGTCAGGATGCTCCACCTCCCCCGCCGCTGGCAGTGTCTGCGAGAGGGCGCGGGTGTTCCAGGCCGCATAGACCGCGACTTTCGTTTCGACGATAGGCCCGCAAATACCGCAGTCGCTGCACCGAACACGGAAGCCGATGCGTCCATGCACGATAGGCCATTCGATGATGCCAAGACGATGCAGCGGGAAATCGCGCTCGTGCGAATGGCACCAAGGGTTCGGACACGGCAGCAACTCGGGGCTCGGGTTGGGATAGGTCATGCAGAGGGCTCCTGTTGAGCGCGGGGAAGCGGCAGATCTTCGAAGGTACGAACGGCATCATCGGGCGCGGCGGGCAGTAGCCGGATGCGCAACGGGCCGTCGCGATTGTCGCCCTCAATGACCGCATGCGTCTCGCCGCGCTCGATGCGGTTGAGGTTCTTCCACTTGGCGACGGACCAGTCCCCGAACATGCAGGCAACCGGCGCGCCTCGCTGACTAGGCCCAAGTGAGAAGCCCGCATCGGTCATCAGCGCGCGTGCCGCGTTGTAAGCGTCGAAGGTCGCTCCGCCTGACACGGTAACGAAAAACCGATCCCTCCCGATCGCGACACCCCCGCTCATGCCCCACCCCGGGCGTTGAGGGCGGCGCGGGCGGCGTCCAAACTATGCAGGACTTGGCGAAGATCGCGGTTGGTAAGATCGGCCTTGTCGTGATGATATCCCTCGTTGACGCTGCGACGGGCGCGGTAAATCGCCTCGCCCTCCGCTTCTCGCGTCTGGGTGTCATCGGGAGTGAGGGCGGCGCGAGGAAGCAACCAACGGCGGGCGACATCGCGGAACTTTGCCACCACGTCCGACGGCACGATCTTGACCCACCCGTCGCCGCGCTGGCCTGTGTCGCCGTCATGCTCGGGCCAAGTCCGACCTGTCATTGCGTCGCCGAACCCGCCCTCGTCGTGAAGGAATTGGGCTAACTTCTCAATCTCCCCCGCACCTTCGCCCGACTTGCAAGGAAGGGAGGCGAGGCGGTGGCGGGCGATGACGGTCGCCACGTCATGCTCGTAGGCGGCGTGCGAATTGTCGAACTCGACTTCGATGATAGCCTTCGCGAGAGTCATGTCTTCCCGCGCAACCGGCACCGCTTGCTGTTCTGTATAATCAGTCATATCCAGATTCCTACGAATGAAACGCGATGTAGACCATGCCTACAGCGCCAATGATTGCGAGCCACAGCGCCAAGGAAACCCACCAAGGCTCATCCTTGGCATATGCCGGCTCCAGCGGCATGTTGGCGATGTCGCGGTCTCGGGTGTGGTTTGATGATGGGCGTTGGTAGATCACTTCCCCGTCTCCTTAGGAAAATACTGCGGGAACCGCACTTTCAGCGCAGCAAGCATGGCCCTGGTGTCAACGCGGTCGGCTAGTGGGATGAAGGGGGTGATCATGCGTCAGGCTCCTGATTTGCGTATGCGATTTCAGCACGAACGAAGGCGAGCAACTTTGCAGCATCCTCGCGCTCTACCTTTTCGCCCCATTCACCTGCCGATTGTTCCTCAATGAACTTGAGGCAGCGTTCTGGAAGTAGATCCCTCATGCCTTCTCTCCATACATCTGAACATCTTCCTCACGCAGCATCTCAATTGCCTGCGCGTCCATGTCGTCCAGGGCGAAGTCGATTGCGTTGGTGGCATCGCAGGTGAATGGCTGGAAATCCTTCGCCTGCACGATCCCACGAATGATCCGTAACTGCTTGCCCAGCGGCAACTCCTTGATGGCGCGGGTTATGGCGTCGTAGTCGTGGGTCATGATGGCATTACCAACGAAGTCGGGGTGATCATCGCGAACTGCAAGTGAGCGTCACGATAACGATCACGCTCCCGGCAAATCGTCTGGTATTCACCGTCATTGTCCAGCACGAACGCCATAGCAAGCGCCACTGCATCCTTCGCGACGGCGTGTGCAAACGACATGGCTTCATGCTCATCGCGTGGCTTTCCGCTGTTCTCGGACGCCATCATGGCCTGCACCACCCAGGACTCCATAAGCGCGCGGGTACGCGGATCTTTGCGCAGGTTCTCGATGTAAGGCCGCTGCTTGTGTGTCTCGATCATCATTCCCGCTTTCATCTCATTTGCTCCATTGCTGTTGGAGGGGTTATGGGCGCGTGTCGTGGAAGTGTCAACACACAAATATACGTTGACCGCACATTTATATACGTGTACGGATTGCGAATGGATGAAAGAAACACCCTCATGCTCGCCGTTCGCGAACGAGCTTTCGCCGCCAGGATCAGCCTTTATGCGCTTGCCGCTGAAGCAAAGGTGTCTGGCACGTCAATCACTCGCTGGATCAAGCATCTGCGTGGCGACGAGACGGGCAATGTTCCGTCGTTGGCTACGATTGGGAAGCTGGAGAAGGCGCTTAACACTGTGGAGAAGAAGGCATGACCGGAGCAGCAGAATATCCAATGGGCACGCTTTACGAGATGGCCGACATTCCCGACGAAGCTATGCCGCGCTTCCTTGCAGAGCTTCCACTTATCCTGGCTGACGTAAAGCGCGTTAAGATTATGATGGGTGGCTTCAACGAGGCGTTCAACGGCATGATGGCGATGCGTGCTGAGCAGCCAACGTGGGTCGATGACAATCTTGGCGAATGCAACATGACGGTCAGCGCTGACGGCGTTGAAGGCACGATGACTGTCACCACACCACTTGGCGGTGAATCATGACCCCCGGCGCATACGCCTTCATCGCGTTCTTTGTGATTCTGCTTGGCTGGATAGCTTGGGAGGTAATCAAGGCGCCGGATGGCTGGCAAGACCTCGATGGCTGGCATTCCGGAGCTGGCGTTGATGAATGGGAGGATGAAGCATGAAGTATCTGGTTTATGGAACAGTCACCGGATCAATTTACCTCGGAGAATACGAGGCAGACGATGCGGAAGCCGCAAAGCAAATGGCTGAAGAAGAAGCGTGGGTCTGCTTCTGCCATCAATGCGCGTCAAAATGTGAAGACCCACAAGTGACCGCAATTGATGCTTATCCAGAGGACGAAGCATGACCCCCCTTAAAAACCCCCTCCCCGCCGACTTCCGCGAACACCTACACAAGACGGTGCCGGAGCAGATGGCACGCTACTCGGTTGGTCGCCATACCATCATGCGCTGGCGGCGTATGTCGGGCGTGTCGGTCCACCAGCGCGCCTGGACGGACGAAATGCTCAACACGCTAAAGGAACTGGTCGAGGACGGCTATTCCTACGACGCCATCGCCAAGCAGATGAACGTGGGCCGCAAGCGTGTCTGCAACGCTGTCGATCGCTATAGGCTGTCCAAGGGCACACCACAGTCGCGTAGAGTGCCCGCCAAGCCCGTTCCCGATGACTTTGTGCAAAGGTGGTCGGACAACCCTGTATCGTGGCTGTGTAAGCACTACGGGGTTAGCACGAAGACCGTCCGCCGTTGGGTTGTGTCTAAGGGGCTCAAGCGGGTCCAGAAGGGTGCCAACGTCCGCGCCGTAGACTTCACCCGCCAACCCGCCTCCGTAGCCCCCAAGATCCCCAAACCCGGCTACATGACCGCGCCTGTCGATCGCGGGTATAAGGAGGACTCAGCGGCGGGGGAGGCTCAGCGTTATCTGCAATCGCTGGGGTATCGTCCGGTGGTTCGGTGTGACGCCGCGGGGGTTGCCAAGCAGCATGGAGCGCTGTGGATCTGCGGGCGTACTGTTGGGCTGACGGATCGGGAACTAGTCGCAAAGGCTGGTGAGATTCGGGAGCGTAACTTTCGGTTGTACGGGAGGGCTGCATGAGCCGCATTGAGATAATCGGCAACGCCACTCTGATTTTAGGCGATTGCGAGCGTTGGCTGCATCACGGTGTTTGGCGTGACACTCCCTGTCCGTTTCCCGAGGTTTATGATCGCGGTGACTGCTGCGGTGGCAATTGCCGTGTGGGCGTTGATGCCGTCATTACCGACCCGCCATACGGCATCAATATTCGCGCGCGCGTTAATCACCCGACACCGCAGGACTGGGACGCGGAACGAGCCAACGTTCGTCCTTGGCTCGCTGTTGGCCGCTATCATATGTTTTGGGGAGGCCAGTATTTTGCAGACACTTTGCCGCCTCAACAGGGGTGGGCGACATGGGTAAAGCGTCCGCTGGATGGCATAACTAAACGTCAAACCCATAGCACTACCGAGCTTGCGTGGAGCGACTTTGGTAAAAGTCGTTTCTTCAAACAGGTGTGGGACGGAGGAAAGCGCGAGGGGTGTGAAGAAAATCGCACATTCTGCCACCCCACGCAGAAGCCCGTCGAGTTGATGCGATGGTGCATATCTGACCTGCCTGAAGACGCCAAGGTTATCATGGATCCATATATGGGCTCAGGCACAACTGGCGTTGCATGTGCCCTTGAGGGTCGGGCATTCATCGGCATTGAACGCGAGCCTAAATATTTCGACATAGCCTGCAAGCGCATCGAAGACGCCCAACGCCAAGGGAGTCTGTTCGCATGAAGCTAGTTATCCTAGAAAGCCCCTACGCAGGGGATGTAGAAGCGAACGTGGCCTACGCGCGCACCTGTATGGCAGATAGCCTAAAGTGTGGCGAGGCGCCGATTGCCAGCCACCTGCTGTATACGCAGCCGGGTATTCTGGATGACACCATACCAGAGGAGCGGGCGCTGGGCATTGCCGCTGGGTTAGAGTGGCGACGGGTAGCGGATTACGCCGTGTTCTACGCAGACCGCGGCTGGTCCTCTGGCATGATAGCCGCCAGAACGAAATATGACCTTGAGGGCTTTTCCTACGAGATTCGGGAAATCAAAGATCCCGCCTCATAACCCAAACCCGCCTAACCTCCCTCTCAACCCAAGGTCGAACGCGCGGAGGAATCTTAGCGAGTTCGGCCATAGGAGACACGATGATAACACTCGAAATCCCTTGGCCGGTGAAAGAGGTCTTTCCCAATTATCGCCAAAGCCATCACTGGACCAGCTTTACCGAACAGCGCAAATCACAGCGCGACACGGCTAAGGCCATAGCGGAGCGTTGTTCACCTACCCAGACTGATTTTGCGATTCTTGCCGGTCTCGACAAGATCCCGTTCGATGTCGAGTTCTATCCGCCAGACCGGCGCCATCGTGATGATGACGGCATGGTCGGCGCGATCAAGTCGGCCCGAGACGGCATAGCCGACGGATTAAACGTCAACGATCGCCGCTTTCGTGCCACGTACCGGTTCATGGAGCCTGAAAAGCCGGGGCGCGTGGTTATCCGGATCGGCAATATAGAGGATAATAAACAATGAAACACAGCACACAGGTTATCAACAGCAAGGTGGCGGAACTACGCAACCTAACCATTGATGAAATTGCCTGCGCCATTCTAACTTTGGAGATTGAGTTAGATGAATGCGGCGGAAAGCTTCAGGACACGGAAGAGCGGCTGCGTGATGCAGGTGTGACGCCGTAAAACTATTTACAAAAACGTATTTCTACTAACCTAAAGAGGAAATTATAATGAGCAACGTAGCCAATGTAGCCGCCGATGAGCTTCGCCTTTTGATTGAGCGAGCTGAAAGACTTGCCGACGAGAAGTCTGGGATTGCCGAGGATATCAGTGATGTCTTTAAAGAGGCAAAGGCGAGAGGCTTTGATACGAAAGCTATGAAGACCATCATTGCTATTCGGAAGAAGGAGCAGGGTAAGGTCCAAGAGGAAATGACCGTGCTGGAGACTTATTTAAGCGCGTTGGGTATGCAGTACGCTATGCTATAGGATACACAGGCCATCAAGGCTCGACGAGGAAATAGAAATGTCTAACGCATTCGAGCGCCATTCAATTGGCCACCTTTCCGCCAGCCATCTGAATCTCTTTGTCGCCGCCCCAGCAATGTGGGCGGCGTCTTATTTGATGAAGAAGCGGACGGGAGTAGGGCCAGCAGCGCACCGGGGAACGTCCATTGAGTGCGGCGTGGAAGCCGCGCTGTTTGACCCGGAAATGCCCGTAGCGGCGGCGCAGGAGATCGCGCTGGCAAAATACCACACGCTTACTCGATTCTCAGGCGACGGACGTATTGAGAAAGAGCGTGAGACTATCGCGCCGTCAGTGGAGGTGGCATTAGCCGAGCTCCGTCAATATGGCGTGCCTGAGAAGCCCGAAGACGGTCGCCAGCATAAGATAGAAATCCGTCTGCCTGACGTACCCATTCCGGTTATCGGGTTTCTGGATTTTGTGTGGCCACAACACGGGATCATTTTCGACCTGAAGACCACTGCCCGCGTACCGTCCGAAATGTCTGACGCACATTGTCTCCAGGGCGGGATCTACGCAGCAGCCAAGAGCAATCACGAAGTACGCTTTGGGTATGTCTCGGCCAAGAAAATCGCCGTGTACGTCCTGCCCGATCCGGCTGCGCAAATCGCCCGAGCGGCGCGTACAGCCAAAGCGATTGAACGGCTGTTGTCGCTGTCAGACGATAGTGAGGCGATCACACGTTGCTTTACCCCTGATATGTCAACCTTCTACTGGGCAGGCGAAAGCGGCCATTCTTTAGCGCGTGAAATTTGGGGATAAAATAGGGCTTGTCGTCTGCTGTTGTACGGCATATACAACAGCTATGAGCAGCAGACGAGGCCCAACCCCCGCTATTGAGCGGTTCCCCTACTTTGTAGATATCATTGATACTGATGGCTGCATTGAATGGACTGGATCGAAAACCAATGCGGGTTACGGTGTAATAGGGGAGAACGGAAAGCCACGGATGGCAACTCACGTATCTTTGGAGCTCGCTGGATATCCAAGGCCGGGGGCGAACCTCTTCGCTCTTCATAAATGCGACAATCCGGCCTGCGTTAACCCAAAGCACCTCTGGTGGGGTACGCAATCAGAAAATATGCGAGACCAGATTAGCAAAGGTCGCAACCCTAGGGTCTTAAAAACCCATTGCCCTAAAGGGCACCCTTACGACGCTTCAAACACCCTTTATCTAAAGGATGGCAGACGTCAGTGCAGGACGTGCAACACGGCTTCAAAGCTTAATAAGCGCGCTGGCGGACCGGGCAAGGGTCGTTGGGGAATTCGTGAAATATGCAAACATGGTCACGCGCTAACGCCTGATAATGTTTACACCAGATCAGATGGCAATGGACGCCAGTGTAAAAACTGCGCGAAACTGTCAGCAAAGAATCAGCAGAAGCTGGTGCGCACGGACCGCTTGTCCGAGAACGAGTGAATAGGAAATATTTATGGGCTTCATGAATTCGGGCACTGAAGGCGGCAGCTTCAAGATCTTTGCCTCCTTCAACGCCAAGGCCGGGAGGTTCTATACCAAACCCGACGAGCAGAACGCCGAGCAGTACGAAGTGACCAACTTCACGGCTATCTTCGACATGCCGAACATTCGCACCGGCTGGTTTCTCTTCGCGGCTGGCGTGGCACCAGCCAAGACGTTCGATCCTTCGCTGTCGCAAGCGGCACCAAAGCCCGGGGACGGGTTCAAGCGTGGTTTCGAGATCGACATCTTCAGCGAGAAAAACCTGGGCGGCGTTCGCGAGTTTGCTTCCACTGCCGGCATCGTCATCGACAGCCTCAACGAGCTCTACGACATGTGGCAAGCCGCACCCGAAACGGCTACCGGCAAGCTGCCAGTCGTCAAGTGCAGCGGCGTGTCGCCCGTTACCAACAAGCACGGCACGAACTACAAGCCGAAGTGGGAAATCGTGGCTTGGGCAGATCGTCCCGCCGAGCTCGCAGGTGATGACAAGCCCGCGGCTTCCCCGGCTCCTGCACCATCTCCGGCGCCCGCACCGAGCGGGCCCGCTGCCCACGTCGGACCGCCTGCCGCTAAGTCGGATGATGTGGAATTTTGAACTACTAGGCCCGGGAAACCGGGCCTTTTCAATTCCGGCGATATGTGGTCTATTGTCGGCTTGTTCGCAGGGCTTCTAGGCGGTCGCCCATGCTTACAACTTTCGTGGCTAGCTTTGGAGGCCAACCGACGTGTTTATAACTACCATATCTTGTGCTTGGTTCAAGTCGTGACGGATACGGTCACGGAGTTTTCGGAATTTTGCTCAGCACTGGGCCTTACTCCGAAGCAGATCATCGCTGATGGTAAGATCCATCGCTTTTCCCCAATCGAGAATGGCAAGCGCGGGCGTAAGCCCGGGTGGTATATTCTGTATGATGACGAATACCCTCAGGGTGTCGTATCGGACTGGCGGCTTGGTGGGCAAAAGCACCATTGGAAGTCGCAGCGTGTCATTGGTCGGCCAGCGCGGATAGATTTGCGCGAGCTCATGGAGAAGCGCGACAGGGAGCGCCGCGAGCAACAGCGCGCAGGCACCTTGACCGCGCAAATTCGTTGGAACTCAGCAGAGAAGCTTAACGGTCATTCGCATCCCTATCTGGAAACGAAGAACGTCACAGCGCCCGTTTTGCGCCTGGAGGGTGGCAACCTTCTCATTCCGGCATTCGGGCCCGACAAAGCTATTCAAACCGTCCAGAGCATCAACCCTGAGGGGTCGAAGCGCTTTCATGCTGGAGCCCCAGTCCAAGGCTCCTTCCTGCCACTTGGGCCCGGGTTAAGCCGCGCGGCCCCGGGGACCACCGCATATCTGTGCGAGGGCTTCTCAACTGGTGCCACTATCCAGAAAGCTACGTCATCGCCTGTTGTGTGCGCCTTCAATGGCAAGAACATGGTCGAGGTCGCAAAGTGGCTTAACGAGCATCACAGCAATCTGGCGTGGGTGGTTGCCGGCGACGACGATTGGGAACTGCCATCGTATGACCCGCCATTGCCTAACGTCGGGCGTGAGTGCGCAGACCAGTCCGCCGCAATCCTGGGTGGGCTTTCGATGGTCGCGCCGCTTTCAGGTCACGAGGGCCTTTCGGACTTCAACGATATGGCTGCCCTACACGGCGAAGATGCGGTGCGCGATTACCTCGTACACGGCGAGCTCCCCGAAGACGTGGAGCCCGACCCCGCGGACTTCGTGCCCACGCAATGGGTTGCCATTGATCCTTCAACCATCCCGCCGCGGGAATGGCTGTTCGGTGACATCCTCGCACGGTCGTTCGTATCTGTGTTGGTCGCACCGCCAGGCGTTGGTAAATCCATTCTGACGATCGAGGTGGCCATCTCGCTGGCGCTCAAGATGGATCTGGGGCCGTTCAAGGCCCATGAGCAGGCCAAGGTGTGGCTGTTCAATAACGAGGATCCGCGAGACGAGCTCAACCGTCGTATTTCCGCGTTCCTACTAGCCAATGATATCCCGCCAGAGCGGCTAGCGCCCAACCTGTTCGTCGACACCGGCGAAGAGCGTCACTTGCTGGTGGCGAAGCTGGACGAGAACCGAAACGTGATGCGGATGCCGGTTGTCGATAAGATGATCGCGCATATCAAGCGGTACAATATCGGTCTACTAATCATCGATCCGTTCATTGAAACACACGGTGTCAGCGAGAACGACAATGGGCAAATCAGTCAGGTCGCCCGCATGTATCGCGAGATCGCGCAGAAGACCGGGTGCGCCGTCTGGCTGGTCCATCACACCCGCAAGACGCCGAACGGCGTCAATGTATCTGCTGCCGGGGATGCTGACGCAGGACGAGGCGCCAGCGCGCTAGGCGGTGTCGCTCGCTTCACAGCCACCTTGTTCAACATGTCCAAGGACGATTCAAAGGAGCTCAACATACCAGAGGATGAGCGCCATCTTTATGTGCGCTTCGATGACGGTAAAGCCAACCTGAAGCTGAAAACCGGTGAGGGTATCTGGTGGAAGAAGCAGTCTGTCTCACTCAACAACGCCCGGGGTTTTAGGCCCGCTGATAGCATGGGTGTCCTTGAATGGGCTGATATGTCCAATGCCAAGGAAGCGGCGTCTGAGAAGCGTCGAGAGACGTGGAAGGCCGTCGTCAAGACGATGGCTGAAGGTATGAGCCCGGGCGAGGAAATCACGCTCAGTGCTGCCGCAAACCTTGTTGAAGACACGGCGCGTCAGATGGGCTTGGATTCCAAGCGGACGGTCGAAAGACTCATCACTGACAGCCTCTCGCGGCCTCACATTCTGGGCGCGTGGAAGATCTCTTATACCAATGAACGGCGTGGCAACGGGTCGCATTGGATCAAGAAAGAGTACGCGAAAGCGTGGGAAAGTCGGTGACGGTGCGCAAGTACGCAGGCTCCGGTACGCAAGTGCGCACCCCGCAGAAAACTGCCATTTTTGACCATTTTTCGGGAGGGTGCGCAAGGTATAGCCCAAAAACGTGCGCACCCTCGTCAAAAACCCTAGGATTTCTGCGGGGTGCGCGCGAACGCAACAACGCACCTCTATAAGAGGCGCTATTGGTTTGCGCTCCCTAGAGAGTGACGAGAAACAGCAAGGAGAAAATAGATGGGCGACACAGGAATTGAGATCATTGATCTAGCCGAACTTAGCCGACGGTACGAAGCCGGCTTGGAGCTTTACAAGCTACCTCCACGCAATCCACAACACCCTTCAATGGCGAAGCACGACGCCGAACTCGGCTACGTCGATATATATTGGGGAGGCTACGAATATTCGATTCCGCTAGCTGATCTTTCCACGCCTGAGGATGTGATGTGGAAAATCCATCACGTCTCGAAAAAGCGGTGGGAACACATGACACCCAAGCGAGTGTCACTGTTCATCGGCTTGATCGCTCATATCAATGGCTGGAAACCCTACGGGGCATTCGAGCGCGTCGGTGCCGAGCTAACCGTTAGGACAACCAGCAATACCGAAGAGAGGGCGCTGTTGACGCCCAAACTGCGATACGAGGTTTTGAAGCGCGACAACTTCCAGTGCCGAGCCTGCGGTGCCAGCCCTGAAACCGGAGCCCATCTGCACATCGATCATGTAACCGCGATAGCCAACGGCGGGCGCACGGTATTCAACAATCTTCAGGCGCTGTGTTCGCCGTGCAATTACGGAAAGGGAGCTTCCAAATGATCGGCGCACCAATGACGGCTCATCAGGAACTTGAGCAGATGGATGTCATCGTACGGGCGGTGGATCGGCGGGGGCGGGAGATGGACCAGCGCTGGGGGATCGGCAGGCTAACCACGATCGTCCCACCTGAGTTGGGGGAGAAGTTTAGGGTGCAGCGGCGCAAGTTTTCTGCGGCCACCCTCGACCTCAATCTTGAAGACGTTCGCAAGCACGGTGACGCGATGCTGCGAGCCTATGCCAAGCTGGACGAACTGGCGACGGCGACACACGGCGAACCCGGACAGCCTGAGCATTGGGAGTTTATCGTCGGCGTTGATGAGGAATTGATTATCCTCGTTAGGGATATTGCCGATGCGGGCCGTGTGGATCTTGGTGGGCGTCAGGGACAGATCTGGTCACTAGACGAGATCGCCAGCGTCATCCGCAATCATCCCTTGATCGCCGCGGCAAAGGAATCGTTTCCAGGTGCTGTGGTTGAGAGCGTACGGCCACCCAAGGCGGTTCGCAGCAAGCTCAATGACGAGTTGAGCGATGTACCGTTTGCGGCGGGCTAACCCCACCCACGCAGCCGGCTACCTTCGTTTGCACCGCCACTAACCCCACCGCCCGCGTTGGAGCAGGGTGTGTGGGGTGGGGGTGAAAATAATCTTTGGTTACGTATTGACGGTGCCGTAACTGCTGGGTATAAGAGGGCATCAAGACGAGATGGGGCAGACGACATGGACCAGCGCAAAATCATCGACACCCGCAAGAACGCCAACGGCCAGCGGATCGAACTGACTTACTCAGACCCACGCGATTGCGGTGGCTGGGAAGTGACTAGCTGGGGTCCAGAGCGCGGTGTCCATAATTGGACCGTCGGCGCCAGGAACCAAGCGGCGGCTACCCTCAAGTTTCAGGAGGCTTGAGGGTGGCTCAGGACTTTTATCGCAGTTGGCTTATCGAGCAGGATTCGAACGAGGAATATGTTGCCTCCCATCCTGATTACGATGGCCCGCTTGATGATCGGCATGTCGCCGCAAAAACGCGTGATGCCATCATTGAAGAAATCGACGCCTGGATCTGGGCAACAGAGGAAACCGCATAATGTTTCAGGTCATTGAACGCAAAGCACTGCTGAACAGCAACGTCCGCTACGATGTGATTTGCGACGGCATGTGGGTTCGTAGCTATGATGATCGCATTCTGGCTGATCGTCATGCCGTGCGGGGTTACTGACATGCCCCTAACCAACGCAGAAAAGCAGAAAGCCCATCGTCGGCGCATGGCGGAGAAGATGGCGAGGTATGAGGGAGCTTTGGAACGGATAGCGGACCTGTCGGGATGTTATGAGCAAGGAGAGTGGGCGGTTGGATATGAAGCTGGGATTTTTACGGCCGCAGAGATAGCTTCCGCCGCCCTCAACCCTACTGACCCTGCCAAATCTTAGGATTGGCGCTGTAGACCCGGTAGAAACGCCCTGTGGGGCATAAGGAGATGGCGAGATGGATGAGTTACCTGAAGGTCATGAGATTGTTAGCAGCCATTCCAACGAACAAGACGCACGTTACTCGGCGCATAGTTTGTTGCGCATAATGGGCGGCTTGCCCTCAGGCTGGAACATGTATTTGCGGGAATTACCTAGCGGCAGTGTCGATGTCGTCAAATACGCGACGGCTGATTGACCGTATCGCTATATCGTGATTATGTTCCAACCACCGGGGATCGTTGTGGAGCTCCGATCAACCCGGTGGTATACGCCTAAGGAGGGCGCTGAGATGAGTGATAAAGGAAAATTGAATGTTACGTCAATCCGCGATGTTTCGGATGGCGAACTTATCGCTTCGATCCGCACATACGGCACGTTTGATCTGGCCGCCTTTCAGGAGGCAAAACGTCGAAATCTGCGTGTTGTCTATCAGTCTGGAGTGCGTTGAAATGTTTAGCAGCATGAGTGACCGTCAGCGGCCAATCGATCCAGATTGCGGCAACGTAGCCCCAAAGGAAGTCGAGTGGGGTCCGGAGATTAAGGTTCAGGGTAAGCGGCCTGAGTGGTTGGGGGATGATGAGGAATTTGGCTGGAAAGGCGTAAATGATGAATGGACCGCTTTTAACGACTGGACGGCGAACGAGTTAATGCTTCGGTGGAATGAGGTGAGTTTCATCCGTCTCCACGCCAACCACTCCCACTACACAAAACCAGCCACCCCCACCCGCACCGCGCTTGAGCAGAGGATGGAGGATTGCCTGAAGTCTCTGGCATCGGAAGATATTCGTTCGCATCAAAGTGATGGTGTGCAAGCCGCTATCTTTGAAGCCCGCGCCATTCTTGCTGAGTTGGAGCCGGTAGACCCTGACTTGCAGATCGCTCGGGAAATCGCAGACAGTTTCGGTCTAAGCCCATCGCTCAATCTGGATCCAATTGCTGCCGCCATCAAACGCGGGCGCGCTCTGGAAAGGGGTGAGTCCCCCGTTACGAATGAAGGAGCAGGAAGATGAGTGACAAGCAGGACGCACGGTTTTGGCAGCAGGCGATAGGCTCTGAGATTGCCCGTCAGTGCGGCATCGGTGCGGGAACGTGCGGCACGGCTGACGACGGCTCCGGTCTGTTCGAAGTTAACGCGTCACTCGACCTGAACGGGTTTGCCGCGGCCATGTTGTATGCCTCCCTCGTCAGCCCATCACCGCTCGCGAAGGCTGCGCAGGACGCAACGCGGCAGCATGGCTGTGAAGTCATATTGGAAGCTTATGACACTGGATTACTGGGCGATGGTGGTGGGGGTAATATCGAATGGTGGCAGAACTACATTCGTCATGAGTTAGAGCGAGCGCATGAGTTCTACAGTGAACAGATCACTGGGAGGTAAAAACAATGGCCGATTTCTCAAGAAGATTTTCCAGCTCGCGGCAAGATTGGGCCACTCCTCAATCTTTATTTGCGAAAGTTGATCAAGAATTCTCCTTTACATTAGATGCAGCGGCTTCAGACGAAAATACTAAAGTTTTAGATTCGTATTTTACAGAAAAAGATAACGCCTTTTCTAAGTCATGGGGGAATAATACGGTTTGGCTAAACCCTCCTTATGGAGGAAAGAATAAATCTTTACAGGAATGGGTAAGAAAAGCATACAAAGAATCATGTAGTGGAGCAACCGTAGTAATGCTAATACCAGCGAGGACCAATACAAATTGGTTTCACGACTTGGCTTTAGGCAAAGGTGAAGTTAGGTTTGTGCGGGGTCGTCCTAAGTTTGGAGACGTGACACACGGACTTCCTCAGCCTTTATGTTATGTGATATTTAGACCTAATTTGAAGGATATCCTCTCCACCACCCCCGCCCGCAACACATCGCAAATTGGAGAAGGATGATGAGTGAGAATGACACCAACTCGCGGTATGAGCATCCCGATCGTTGCTACGTCGAGGCTTGCCACGACAGCTTGAGTATTTCGGACTGGCAACCGAACCGTCAGGTATGGGCCGACCTCTGTGAGATCGCAATGCGGCTGACCGATCCGATCGACGGCAAGCCCGCTATCCGCATCATCGTGAACGCGACGATCCAACGGTGCGCAGATGCAGCCCGCGATGCCTTGGTTGCGCACGAGTGGCCTCCACAGGACGGCGATGTGCAGGCTGACGAGGTGATCAACGCAATCCTCGCTCTCGCCACCCCGGCCACCTCCGCATGACGCTTCATCCAAAAGGCTAAGACAATGAAAGAGGAAACATGCCTGTTTATCGGTGGCGTTCTAGACGGTGATACGCGACGAGTGCCTGTCGGTATGCCGATGTATCGAACTCATGTGCCAGAGGATGTGCCATTTGATTTTACCACAGACAGCGGTCCAGTGTCTTACAAGACTGACGATTATGGACCGGTGCCATTCCAGGCCGGCGATATGCACGCGGATATCTATTTGCTCAACGCGCATGTGATGGCTGGTGATGACGCTGCTAAGGCAATCTTGCGGGCACTTATCAATGGCTATCGTCACCCACTTGCTCCTGCGCGCGATAGGGGTTAGATGAGGGGGATGGAGAAAGCTGAAAATACAGCGCCTGTGCAGCAGAAGCGCGTTATCGGCAGGCCGTTCTTGCCTGGACAGTCGGGAAACCCAGCCGGTAAGCCAAAGGGTGCACGGACTAAGTTGGGCGAAGCATTCATTGACGCGTTGCTGGCAGACTGGAAAGAAAACGGTATCAAGGCGATAATTGATATGCGGGACGAAAAGCCCGCGGACTATGTCAAGATTATCGCCTCACTTATGCCCAAGGAAATTAGTGGTCCTGAGGGTGAGCCTATTCAGCATGAAGTGAAGTCGCTTCCTGTTAATGACTTGTCAGAAGCAACTCTGCGCGAACTGGCGGCAAAGGGTGGCGCTTAGACTTACGCAAGCTGACGTACAAGCAGCCCGCGACGAACTAGCCCGCCGCTACGTCGCGGACTTTGCTTGCTCGGTGGACATTCCGACTGTTCCGGTTAGCGAGGATCCAGACGAACAGCGCTTCACCGAACTTCATCAGCCTAAGCTAGCCAGCCATCACGCTCTGTTGCTGAGGAAGCTTCAGCTACTCGGCACCGCCGCGGTCCCTAACCTGATGGTGCTGATGCCTCCAGGTTCGGCCAAATCCACCTATGTGGACGTGGTCTATGTGCCGTGGTTCATGGCGGCAAAGCCCAAGCGCAACGTGATCCTTGCGAGCTACGCCAGCGACATCGCGAAGAAGCAGGGGCGGCGCGCTCGCCAGTTGATCAAGACGCCGGGTTTCAACCGAATATTCCCATCGTGCGCGCTGCGTTCCGATCAGTCCGCAGCGGACGAATGGGCGCTGGAGAACGGCTCGGAGTACATGGCTGGCGGCATCCTGTCGGGCCTCACCGGCAACCGTGGCGCGCTCGGGGTGCTGGATGATCCTATCAAGGGCAGGCAGGCGGCGGAGTCGCAGGTGATCCGCGACACGACGTGGGATGCCTACACGGATGACTTTTGCTCGCGCCTTATTCCAGGTTCGCCGCAGATCATGATTCTCACCCGCTGGCACAGTGATGATCCCGCTGGCCGCATCTTGCCTGAGGACTGGGATGGGCAGTCAGGAGCGTTCTACGGGCGCGATGGTCGCTGGTGGGAGGTGATCTGCCTACCCGCTATCGCAGACCGCGATGACGACCCTCTGGAGCGCGCCATAGGCGAGACGCTGTGGCCTGAGTGGTTCAGCCATGAGCATTGGGCGCCGTTCCAGCGCAACACCCGCACGTGGACCAGCCTGTATCAGCAGAAGCCGACAGCGGACGAAGGCACATTCTTCAAGACGGATTGGTTCAAGCGGTTCTCGCTCGCCGATCGTCCACGCGCGCTCAACATCTACATGACCAGCGATCACGCGCCTGGAGGCGGCGAGAAGAACGACTTTAACGTGTTCCGGGTATGGGGAATTGATGAGCACCAAGGAATCTGGTTGCTCGACGGATACCGTGTGCAGGGCACGATTGACGTTGCTATGGGCGTCAAGCTGGACGAACGCACCGGGGAACAGACTCTAGCCGAAGCGGGCGCACTCCCACTGATCAAGAAGTGGAAGCCGTTGTGTTGGTTCCCTGAAGCGGACAATAACTGGAAATCGGCTGAACCGTTCGTGAGGGCCGCGATGCGTCGTAATCGGGTGCTGTGCCGCATTGAACCGCTATCGACCGCTGGCGGTGACAAGGCGACCAAGGCACAGCCGTTTCAGGCCAAGGCTGCGATGGGCGAGGTTCATATCCCTATCGGGCCTATGGGCGAAGAGGTGCTGGATCAGTACCGCAAGTTTCCTGCTGGCAAGTGGGATGATGAGGTGGACGCCGCGGCTAACATTGGGCGGGCTATCGACATGGCGCATCCGGCTATTGTGAAGGTTAAGGTTGTGTCTACCAACCCGCCAATGGGGGATTACCGTAAGCCGCCGCAGCCATCTAGCAGTGCGTGGGGTTAGGTGGTACAGGTATCCAGATACCACGCCTTGAGGCTGCGCGCATGATCTCTGATGACGACAACAAAGACGGCATTGCGCTGACCGGCGCAACCGAGACGCTACCCGAATACATCAAGGGCACGCCGCCGAGCATCGAGCGATTGCGGCAGGGATTCGATGACGCGCGTGCTTCTGAAGATGGCGGTATGTCAGCGCGTAACCAGAAGGCGCGTGACTATTTCGACGGGCCTGGGCAGCTATCGAGCGAGGTCCGCGCAACGCTGAAAACACGCAACCAGCCAGCGATTTATACAAACCGCATTCGCCCTGCCATTAACGGCATTCTAGGCGTCTTGGAGGCCGCACGCAGCGATCCTCAAGCCTACCCAAGAAACCCTGACGATCAGGACAGCGCGGACGTTGCCAGCAAGGTATTGCGCTACATCGCGGACGATTGCGACTTTGGCGATGTGAAGATGGAGGTGGCTGAGTCCTTCTTGGTCGAGGGCACCGGCGCCGTCATTATCGAGATGGATGGCGACCGCATCGTTGCCACGCAGATCCGGTGGAAAGAGTTCTATGCGGACCGCTACAGCCGCCGCAATGACTTCGCCGACGCTCGCTACATGGGCATGGCGAAGTGGATGGACGCCGAACAGGTCATGGAGAAGTGGCGGACGCGGATTGATGAGCTAGGCGATCCCTTGCGTCCTGACGGCGTTGGCATGTTCGGCGCCGACAAGTTCGAGGACACTGGCGATGAGGGCGCGGGCTGGATCAACACCCGTCGCCGTCGTGTCTTGGTGGTGGAAGAATACCGCGTAATTGACGGCGAGTGGAAGCGTATCGTCTACATCGCGTCGGGTGTGCTGGAATATGGACCATCGCCGTACCTTGACGACAAGCAGCGGCCTGATAACCCCATCAAGGCCACAAGCTGCTACGTTGATGCTAAGAACTGGCGGTATGGTCCTATTCAGGACATGATACCGATCCAGGACGAGGTGAACGCATCCCGTTCGCGCTCGCTGCATCTGATGAACAGCCGGCAGGTTCAGCAGACGGATCCCAATGCGCCCCCGGTCGATGCTGATACGGCGCGCATGGAAGCCGCTAAGGCCGACGGTGTTATTCCCGGTGGCTGGGCAATCGTTTCGACAGCGGAACAGTCCAACGCCAACCTGATGCGGATGCAGGAGGCTAAGAACGAAATTGAGCGCATGGGTCCGACGCCTGCTGTGCTGGGTAGGCAGGAAGGCGCATCGCAGTCGGGCCGTGCACGTTTGGTGTCGCAGCAGGCCGGGTTGACTGAGCTTGCGCGTCCTTTGGCTCGCCTGACTTCGTGGGAACTGGATTGCTACCGTGCGATGTGGGACCGCGCGCGCCAGTTCAAGAATGAGCCATGGTTTGTGCGTACCACGGACGATCCCAAAGCCATGTCGTTCTTGCAGGTCAATGAGCCACAGATGGGCATGGTTCCGCAAATGATGATGGATCCCGCCACTGGGCAACCGGCTATGGATCCGATGACGGGCCAGCCCATGGTCCAGATGGCTGAGGGCATCGTCGGTTACAACAATCGCCTTGCCGAAATGCAGGTTGACATCATCCTCGACACCACGCCCGATACCGCCAACCTTCAGCAGGAAGTTTGGGCCGAACTGACTTCGCTGGTTACGAACGCTGGTGGCTTACAGGCTGTCTCCACGCCTGAGTTCAAGCTGATGCTTGAGATTAGCCCGCTGGATGACAAGACGCGCATCATCGAGAGGTTGGATAAGTTCACGAAGGAGCGCGAGGAGTCGCAGGTTCAGCAGCTAACTGCGCAGGTCCAGCAGCTACAGGAAGCGTTGCAGGCCAAGCAGGCTACGGATGCGGCGGTAAGCGCTTCTACGGTCGAAAAGAACAATGCTTCGGCGTTCAGGGATGCTGCAACGGCGCATAAGGCCGCGGTAGATGCTGATGCCGTCGAGGTGCAGACATTGGCATCTGTTGGCATCAATCCACTACTTGCGTTGCAGGATTGATAAGGATAGAACAGGTACCATAATACCCGCCGCCATGGGTTAAGGGCGATAGGTTGGCAGACCGTAACACTGCACAGGCCGCCGCTGCATCGGGCGCTGCGTATGTTGGTCACGAGACGACCAAGTAGGAGTCATAATGGCGGACTTTCTGGATCAGGCATTTCCCGAAAACGAGGCGAAGGACGCCGAAGTAGTCGAGACGCCAACTCCAGCACCGGAACCCGTAGCAGAGGCACCAGCGCCCGAGCCGGTAACATCCGAAGTCCAGACTGAGCGAGTACCAGAGGAGCCCAAGCCGGGATACGTCCCACTGGCGGCTATGATGGACGAGCGTGACAAGCGGAAGGCAGCTGAAGAACGCGCCACCCGTCTTGAGCAGGCTCAGCAGACCGCTCCGCAGGCCATCCCTGACGCCTATGACGATCCCGAAGGCTACCTAGCCTTTCAGCAACAGCATCTTTCGCAGGCCTTGCAAGCGCAGAAGATGGAATTGAGCCACTATTGGGCCGTCGATAAGCACGGCAAGGATAGTGTCGAGTCAGCCCGCACTTGGGCGCTCGAAAAGGCGCAGACCGATCCAGGTTTTCGCGCCAAGCTTGAAGCTGAAATGCCTATGCAGGCTATGCCTTTCGAATGGATCGTCCAGCAGCACAAGCGAGAAGGTCTCTATTCGCAGTTGCCCACAGACGTGAACTCACTGGATGAGTTGATTGAGCGGGAAATTGCGAAACGTGGCCTTACCGCACCCGCAGCGGTCGCGCCTGTCGCGGCCACGTTACAACCGGCGCCCAAGCCAGCCATGCCGCCACGTTCCATTGCAGCGGATGCAAGTCCGATCAGCACCAAGGAACCAGCGGCACCGGCTAGCTTCGACGCTATCTTTCAAAGGTAGCCTATCATGGCAGAAGTCGTACTAGCCACTGCGCTCCAGGTTCAGAAGTGGAGCGACAATCTCACTCGCGAATACATTCGCGCCAATGCCCTGTTCCCTTACATGGGCACCGAGAACACCAGCATCATTCGTATGCTGAACGAGTTCAAGGACAAGGGCGGCGATACGATCAACTTCCCGATGATCACCCGCATCAAGGGCCGCGGCGTCCGTGGTTCGGAAATCCTGAAGGGCAACGAAACCGATCTTGGCCTGTTCAATACTGCGGTCACAGTCGATTGGCGTCGTAACGCCGTCAAGGTTCCGAAGTCGACGCAGCTTCGCACGGAAATCAACCTGCTGTCGGAGGCCAAGCCGCAGTTGCGCGACTGGTGCACCGAGAGCCTGCGCGATGACGTGATCAACGAGTTCGCATCGGTGGTCATCCCCGGCGCGCTCGACAATCAGGGCCTTCCTGGCACCGATCAGACCGTTCTCTACGGCTTCTCGACGGCGGCACAGCGCAACGCCTACCTCGTCAATAACAGCGATCGTATCGTGTTCGGCAACGCTCGCGCCAACATCACGTCGGGTAACTGGGCAACCTCGCTCGGCACCGTGTCGCAGGCAAGCGGTCAGTCGTCGGCGGCGCATGTGCGCTTGCTGAAGACCATCGCCAAGAACGCTGGCGGCGCACCTGTCGGCCCAACCGGCATGACCACGAACATCCGCCCCTTCCGTGCCGATATGACGGCGGGCCGCGAGTGGTTCGTGTACTTCGTCGGTAGCCGTGAGTTCGGTGTGCTGTCGCTGGATCCCACCATCGTCAGCATCAACACCTCGTCTCGCCCGCGCGAAGCTGGTGGCGTGGACAGCAACCCGCTGTTCCAGGACGGCGATCTCATGTACCAGGGCGTCATCATCCGCGAAGTCCCGGAACTGGATCAGCTTCTGCTGCCGGCCGCTGGTTCTGGTGGTACGGATCTCGCAATGGGCTTCCTGTGCGGTCAGTCGGCAATCGCCGTCGGCATCGGCCAGACCCCGCAGCCGCGTACCGACTATACGGAAGATTATGGCTTCCGTCCTGCCGTCGCGATCGAAGAACTCCGCGGCGTCAAGAAGACCAGCTATGGCGGCGTCCAGTACGGCGTGGTGACCAGCGTAACCGCCGTTCCGGCCCTCGCATAAGGAGTATCAGATATGGCTCAGTTTCGATCCCTACAGATGACTGCACCTGCGTACCCGGTTTCGGGTCCGACGGGTGACGGTCGATCGGTGCAGAACGCACGCGGCGTATTCAACCTCGGTGTGCAGTCGGCGGGCGCTCTTGCCGTCAACGACACGGTTCTGATGTTCCGCGTTCACCGCAACTTCCTGACCAAATCCGGCTTCATGAAGTGGGACGCATTGGGTGCGGGCGTGCTGATTTCGCTTGGTGACGCAGGCGATCCTACGCGGTACTTTCCCGCCACGTCGGCTGCCGCAGCAGGCCAGGTCGCGGCGATCGATGTGAAGGGACGCGATTTCAACAACACCGCGTTCACCACCATCATCCTGACCGTCACTGGCGCTGCCACCACCGCTACCGGGCAGATCATCGCATCGCTCGACGGTGTCATCGAGAATCCAGCATGAGCGGCGCGTTCAAAGCCGTATGGCTGGGTGATGAGGATCCTGCCTCGCAGGTGGTTCGCATGGGCGATCTCGTGTTCGTGAAGGGGCAGTCGGTGACTGTCCCCAAGGGCCACGCGATGTACGATGCGATTCATGGCAACCCGACGTTCGCGGTGGACAATGCCAAGGCCGAAACGGTCGAGGTAGACGAACCCAGCGAAGACGAACAGCGCGAGCGTGCTGAGGAGGGGACGGAGAAGGCTGCTATCAAGACTGAACTCCGCAAGCTGGGTATCGTTATCCAGGGCAACCCCAGCCTCGATACTCTCCGCGGCAAGCTCGCGGACGCGACCAAGTAATGGCTACCGCGCGCGCCGTCTGCAACCTTGCCCTGCGTAAATTGGGTGTGCTGGGTTCCGGCAGGGACGCGCGCGGTACCGACATGACTGACACCCTCGACGCTTTGCGTGGTATGTATACCGCGTGGGTGTCGTCGGGTGCTTTTGGTCGACTATGGGATGTCGTGCCTACGGGCACGAACTACACGGCTACTGGTGGAGAGCGTATCTTCCGCCAGTCCGCCGCGACATTGACCGTCACGCTCCCCGAACTCGTGTCAGAGTGCCAGCAGAGCGACTACGGGCATGAGCCGACGCGCTATTACGGCACGAATATCACCGTTTCCACCGTTGGCGACGTGACAACCGTGCTGGTGGAAGCATCGCAGCCCATTGGGTACGCAGTGCCGCCGCGGGATGCCTCAGTGGTGGTGATTTCGGATCAGGTTGGCGGGCAGACGCTTACCGCACTGTACGACGGCCATAGCAAGCGCTGGCAGACGGTGGAAGGCTTGGGCCTAGACGATGACGCCCCTCGTTCGGATGCGGACTTGCAGGGGCTGGCGTCGTGCTTGGCGATAGAAATTTCAGACCAGTTCGGAGCGGACATCTCGGATCAGACGATTGTCGCCGCTGGTCGATACAAGACTGCAATGGTGGCGCGTTTCGGAATGCGCCGTGAATCCACACCGGGAGTGTACATGTAATGCCAGGGTTTTGGAGTCGTTCGCAGAACGCGATACCGTTCTATCAGGTTGACGATGACGGCAATGCCCTTGGTGGCGCTGCATCTCCTATTCAAACCGTTGCATCGCAGCCCGCGCTAACTGCTGGCACGGATCGCAGCGGCACGACAAGCGCGACTGCTGGCACGGCTACCACACTTGCGCCGGCAAACCCTGCACGCCGTGGCCTCAATATCCAGAACATTAGCGCGAGCAACATCGGTATCAACGAGGTTGGCGGTACCGCTGCTATCGGCACTGCCGGCACCTATACCGTTGCAGCGGGCGCATCGATCAGCATCCGTACCAATCGTGCTATCTCGGTTGTCGGGGCTGCTGCCTCACTCGCCTACACCGCGACGGAGTTCTAGCATGGCTGAAGTAGCAGGTGGCGTCACCGCCGCTCAGGTAGCAGCGATGATCGCACAGTCGGCAGGCGCGGGTTATGTGGCTAGCCCTACCACGACCATGACGGTTGCGGACCTCATGACGAACTTTCCACCAGCAGCCAACTACGTCAACCAGTATGCGCGCGTTTCGGACCTGTACGGCTCTGTAGACGACATTATGCGTTGCCGGTTCGATGGCGTGAACTATCGTTGGGTTCCACAGCGCCCGTTCTTTACGGCTGTAACCGCTTCTACGTCGGGTTCGGTGAGCATCATTCCATTGGTGACGGCGCCGACTCTGCGATTGACCGGCAATTTGCTGGGCAACATCAACGTCACGCCGATTGCGACCAATGCTTTTATCGGACAGCAACAGCGGGTTATTCAGGAAGGCACGCTAGGCCTGTTCACCACCACGATTACAGGTCTTATCGGTAGCAATATCACCCTGCTTGGTGGTAATACAAAGCTTCTGGAATACGGCCCTACCGGATGGTTCGGCTACAGCTAAGGGTATTGAACATGAATGTCATTTCCGTTGAATGCATCGCAACGTTCGATCCCAAGATTATCCGCGTGACTATCGGCAATCCTAACCAGCCGGTGTATATTCTGGACATCCCCCAGCCGCTTTATCCAGATATCGGCGCAGCGCTTGGCTGGCCTACTGATCCTTGCGCGGGGATGTAAATGGCTAATCCCATCATCCAGCGCGGCGGAAACATCATTCGCCTGACGTACCAAGCTCGGTCCGTGGTTGCGGCTTCGCTGGATGCTGACGGTTTGCTGGTTGTGACGTACTCGGATGGGGTGGTGGAAGATACAGGAATTGTCCTTTCCGTCATTCCATCCAACGCAATCACCTACAACGGCGTGCCTATCACCTATAACGGTGAGTACGTGACATACGGAGCAGCGGCATGACGATTGAGATTTCTGAAGTTTCTTCGCTTGGCGGTGTGGTGGATCCTGCGGCGCGTTCTGCTGCTGCCACGGCATCTGCGGCGGCTGCTACTGCGGCTGGGATGGCTGTGGATGCTAAGGCTAATCCTACGCTGACGGCTACGGCCATTACGAATGCCGGCGGTGATACGGTTGCGCGCGCTGCTGCCGCTGATGCCAAGGCTAATCCGGCTCTAACGCAAGCAAACGCAAACGCCGCCACTGCCGCTGGGGTTGTGTTTGCTGATGGGGTGGCGAGGGCGAATGCGCTGATCACGCGTCGTTCGGGCATCATCGCGAGCGGTACTGATGGCATCCGCGTCGGGTCAGGTGCCGCCCCTGCTGGCGGGTGGAATGCGTCTGTTGGCGTGCTGTCGCTCGAGACAATCAATGTTCGCCGCCCCGGCGTGCCTGCGCTCCGTATCACGATGACGCCCGGCTCGGAGATCTCCGCGCGGATAAAAGTATACCCGCGCGTAGTCAGCGGTAAGTTAGAAATCTGGGGCTATCTTCCGAAGATAACCGCTGGAACTATGTATTTCGGCATAACCAAAAGCTCCGACACTCCTGCGGCCGACCCGCCAAGTGGCACGCCTTCAAATCGTCAACGCATTACACTGGACGCCGGTAAGTACGTTCCGGGCGTTTATACGTGCATTGCGTCAATAGACCGAGATGGCAAGATCTATGGTCCCGGCGTGCCTGACGGTGTTGGCTGGAGTACAACTGGCACACCGGACTCAAGCAAGATCGAGTATCTTGAGATATTCTGTAGTTGCAGCGCTGCCGTCCCTGCTGATCAGCAATATATGCTGGTTGATCAGGTTGCGATCAACGGCAAGGCGTTACCGCTAGTGATCCTCGGCTTTGATGGGTTTGAGCTTACGTCGCATCAAACCGTCGTAAAGCCGCTTCTGGATAAACTTGGCCTGCGAGGATATTTCGCTGGCGACGGTGATCAGATATCGGTCGTCCGCGGCTTCCTTCAGGATCGCTATGCGCAAGGGTGGGATATCGTCAACAGCGGTATGTACCACACGAATTATTCGGATAACCCAACGCTACTATCCGGGCAGTACGATCAGGGAAGGGCATTGCTAGACGCGGAAGGTTTCACAAGGGCCAGACGCTTCTTCGTGTACCCGAATACAGCTCGCACCGACGCAACCGATGCAACTCTTGCAGGCAAGGGAGTCGTGATGTCGCGCCTTAATGGCGGGCCTCCTAACGTGATCAGCAACCTAGGTGTTAGCAACCTGATGGGGGTCAACACATTCGACTGCGGGTTACGCACGACCGCAACAATGACGGGCTGGATCGACACGGCTCTTGCATGTGGTGAGACGCTGTCGCTGCTTTTCCACACGGTTAAGGATGGGTCTGCCGCGGCGATCGATACGGAGAAGACGGCGTTCATTGCCGTTATGAAAGATCTGGCCGCGCGACAGGACGCAGGGTTGTGCCGGATCGTCACGCCGACCGAGTTTGCCGCGTACCTCGGCATATCGCTCACCTAACCCCACCCATCACCCCAGGCGCATCGCAGGCGGGAAAATATGCCGATAGTACCTTTAGGATTGAAGAGTTACCAGCGTGCAGACGGCTTCGTGCCGGAAGTCAAGCTGCGTAATTTCTACGTGGAAAAGGACGAGTCGGGTATTTCACCAGATGATACGCTGAGGATTCAGCGCCCCGGCTTGGCCCCCAATGTAACGTTGGGAACCGGCCCAATCCGCGGCATGGATTACCGTGTGGCAACGGATGAGGCGCTGGCGGTGTCGGGTGGTGTGTTGTTCTCGGGCGGAACCAGTAAAGGCACGATCGCCGGCACTGGCCTAGTCAGCATGGTCGGCACGACGTTTGCATACGTCATTCTTGGCGGTTCCACGCTGTATTTGTACGGCACGACGCTAACGCCGCTAGTCATGCCCGACGACGCAGGCGAAGTGATCGACGTAGAGCAGCTTAATCAGTACGTGTTGATCCTGACACGCTCGGGCAAGTTCTACTGGATGGAACCGGGCGCTACTACGGTTGATCCGCTGAACTTCGCCACTGCCGAAAGCTCGCCAGATAAAGCCATTGCCATCTGCCGTGTCGGGGACGAGTTCTGGATCTTCTCGGAAGACAGTATCGAGCCGTGGCAATCGACGGGTGATGTGGATGCACCGTTCCAGCGCGTTACCGGACGTATCTATGAACGAGGTTGCCTCGCAAGGGACACGGTAAAGCGATTTGACAACTCGGTCATGTGGGTGTCAGATGATGGCGAGGTTTGCCGCGGTGGTGCGGTACCGCAAGTCGTCAGTGATAACGGTATCGCTGAACGCATACGCCGGAGGGGAGGTGATCTATCCGCCTGGGTGTTTGGTCAAGACGGCCACAAGTTTTACGTCCTAACGATACCGGGACAAGGCACATTCGCAATGGACGCATCAACGCAGGCATGGTCCGAGTTTGCCACGTTCGGACGTACCGAATGGGTCGCCCGCGTTGGGTATGAGCGTAACGGCGTGACGGTATGCGGATCATCTATTGATGGGCGCGTGTTCAAGGTAGATCCCAACCGCGGCGATGACGACGGGCTCTTGATAGAGCGAGTCATCACCGGGACCGTTGCGCTGTTTGGCAAGCCTACTCGTAACGACAATATCTCCGTTGGTGTCGGCTGTTCAGACCAAGCAACGATCCGCATCCGCTGGATGGATGGGCAGGACGGTTACCCGGATCAATACGAAGAGTTGACGGCACGAGCGCCGTTTGACGTTGTATCGCTGTATCGCTTGGGACGGCCTGAGCAGCCTTATCGCACCGTTGAGATATCTGCCATAGGGCCGGAGCGAGTTCGGTTGGCGGGTGCTGGGGCGAATATGGCATGGCGGTAGAGCCTGTCCTAGTCCGCATTCCGACGCTCACGCAGGCAGAGCCTATCGTTGACGCGCAGATGAAGCCGACCAACTACTTCCTGCGCACGTTGAATGGCATTTTGAAGACGCTTGCAGAGGCTATTCGGCAGCTTCAGCAGTTGCCGATTATTCAAGAGGCGCTGGAGCAGCTAGACTTGGCTACGCAAGCCGCCACGGAGGCGGCAGCAGCGGCATCACAAGCCGCGGCAGATAGTATGGACGCAGCCGCTGCAAGCGCTGCCGCAACCGCTGCCAATGCGCGTGAGGCATCGCTACAGGCTAGCTATATCGATCCTTCGTCGGTGCTGACGGCAACGCCCACCACGATCACAATTGCGCCTCACAACCGCATCTATCCCGGCGCTGCTGGTGGTCCTGCAACGACGGTCGCGGTAAACGGTGGTTCAATTGCTGCCACCGCGCCGGATGATGTGGATTACATCTTTTACTCGGACCCGACGCGCGCCGGTGGTGCTGTTACTTATCAGGTTTCGACTACGCCACCGGTGCAGACCGGAAGCACGCACGTTGTCGGCGCGGTAGAGATTCCAGCTACTGGCACGGCTGATGGTGGCGAAGGCCCGCGCCGTCCAGGTGCTGTATCGCCAAGGACCCAGCTAGAATGATCATCCGTGAAACCGACGCCGAACAAGTCAACGCCATCGGAAACGATCCGACCGTTCGCGCGCTGATGTTTCTTGGGGCAATGTATCCCCCTGAGCAGTTGGACTTCTCGCCATGGGTAGAGGATCCTCGCAACATCATCCTGCGCGATGGCGGGTTCGTTGCGATGTTCGTATGGCGTGGACCGGGTATCTATGAGTGCCATCTGATGATACGAAAAGATGCGCGCGGTGCCGAAAGTATGCGCATAGGGCGAGAAATGCTTGCATTCGTCAAGGCAGAAGGCGCGCATACTGTATGGGGCCAGCCTTCGATATACAATCGCGCTGCGATTTGTTATATCCGCCGCATGGGTTTGAAACCGGCTGGCTTTGGTACTGATGCAATTGCTGGCGAAGTGCAGTATTTCGTAACGGAAGGTCTCTGATATGCCACCCATTGCCATTGCAGCAGGTGTAGCAGCCGGCGGTTCGCTTATCGGTGGCGCTATCCAGTCGAGTGCTGCCAAGAAGGCGGCAAAGACGCAGGCGGCATCGGCGGCATCTGAACAGGCGCGCTTGCAAGCGAACCAGCAATACATCACGGGCTTAAACCAGCCGACGATTGACCGCGGCAATGCTGCTGGCAATCTAATCGGCGGTTTTCTTGGCACGCAGGGTGATAGCGGCGCAGCTTCGGCCTTGGCGACGTACCGCGGATCTACTGGCTATCAGGACTTGCTTAACTCTGGCCTTGGCGCGGTCAACTCCAACGCCTACGCACGCGGTTTGGGGGCGTCTGGTGCCACTCTGAAGGCGCTACAGGCTAAGGGGCAGGCGCTGGCTGATCAGTCTTCTGGTTCGTGGCTCAATGGGCTTCAGAACCTGTCTTCGCAGGGCCAGCAGGCCATTGGGCAGGTTGCGGGGGCGGCTACCAACACCGTCAACAACATCAACCAGTCGGCGCAGAACGCGGCGGATGCTTCATCGAATGCTACACTTGCCGGCGGTGCGGCATGGTCGGGTGCGTTGCAGAATCTGGCGAACATCGGCGGCGCGTTTGCCGGCGGCGGGATGGCGTCGAGCTACGGACAGTCGATGTTGCCACAACAGCCAACGGGCTACCAGACACCGGGCTACGCCGGTCCGATTGGTGGGCGCCTGCCGAATGGCCTTCTTAACTTCAGGGGCTTCTAATGGCCGTACAATGGGGATTGCAGGGACCGGGCTTCAACGCGCTGGAGTCGTTGCAGGCGTTCGGACAGGCGCAGCAGCAGGGTTTGCAGCGTCAGCAGTTGGCGATGAAGGCTCAGGAACAGCAACAGGTTCTAGCAGCACGTCAGGCCGCGTCACAGCAGCTACAGCAGGGCAACTATCAGGGCGCGGCTCAAACCGCTGCTGCCGGCGGCGATTTCGACTATGCCGGGTTTGCCACCAAGGCCGCGGAGGTCGGCCATAAAGAGGCGCTCCAGCAGATCGAGGATCTGGGACAGATCGCGTTGCTTGCCGACACGCCCGAAAAATGGGACGCTTATGCACAGCAGTATGTGCAGCAGGGCCACCCTGAGGCGGCTAAGTTCATTGGACAGTTCTCGCCGGAATCGCGCGCTTCGATCATCGCTCAGGCCGGCAAAGCCAGCGAATATCTGAAGCAACAGCAGGTTGAGTACAAGGTCATTCCGCCCGGTGGATACCTTCAAGGCTTCGACTCTCGCGGTGCCCCGCTAGGTGGTGCGCAGACTGCGCCGCCACAACAGCAGGCACCGGCAGCGCCGCAGTCTGCTGGCAATCTGGAGGCTCAGGCGGCACAAGCAATTGCGGCTGGTGCGGATCCTTCAGCGGTGTATGCACGTCTTCGCCAGATGCAGGGAGGTGCGCCCTCGCAAGGGGGTGCTACGTTTCCCTGATCCCCTCAAGGCTCCAGGCACGTTGACCAGCGGGCGCCGAACAATCGCAGGAAATCGTGCCGTCGGCGGGGTTCCGACCAGTCATCATCTAACCGGCGATGGTGTGGATTACGCCGGTACTTCTGTAGGTGCGCTGCGTGGATACTTTGGTGACAAAGCACGCTATTTAGACGAAGGTGATCACGTACACGTGACGTTGCCGGGTTATGGGAAAGTCCCGTATTTCGGGCGCAGGGGCAGTAAATAATGGCGCAAGACAACCCGTTCGCAGACCTCATCCCAGCACAGCCGCAGTCTGGACAGCCGCCCGCACGTATTTATGGCGGGCCCAAGCCCGTTGATCCGATGGAGGCGGCGCGGTTCCAGTTGTCGGTTAACTCCGATGCTCGGGCGGACCGCTCTGCTGAAAGGCAAGATGCCGCTGCTGCTAGGGCCGCTGCTGCTGCCGAACGGCAGGCCGCGCTAGATAGCCGCAAAATCACTAATGAAACTCGTCTCACCGAAAACGAAGGCAAGACCACGGCTTTTTACAATCGAGCCCTTGGTGCCAACCGTGATTTTGAGTCTAGTGGAGTTGCGACTGAGCCTCGTGGATATCTTGCTCAGACGGCAGTGGACATCCTACCGGATGGTGTGACCAACGCATTCTCAAGCTCGGAGCGTCAAAAGGCGGAACAAGCGAAGCGCGACTTCATCGCCGCCAGCCTTCGCTATGAATCGGGCGCGGCCATTTCCCCGCAGGAGTTTGATAAGCAGGAAAAGACCTTCTTTCCGCAGCCCAATGAAGGGCCGGAAGTTATCGAACAGAAACGACGTGCGCGCCAGCGTATCATTGAAAGCTTCAAGATTGGCGCTGGTCGAGGCGCTGATGAGGTTGACGCATTGCGCGGCCCACAGCCAGCCGCAAGCCGTGATCCCGGCGCCCTAACCTTCAACGACCAACTCGCACCCACGCAGGCCGGCCTAAACCGCCTAAGCCCCGCACAGGAAGCGGATCTGAAGGCATTCGCACTCACAAAGCCGTCGGCAGATGCGTTGCGCGAACGTTACGCGATCTACGGCGCTGGCGAACTGTCGCCCGAAAACGCCGCGCAGCTTGCCGAGTATTTCGCCAAGGGCGGCACTGAAGTCGGCGTGGACTATTCGGGCATCGAGGCCAAGGCAGTAAATCCCGGCGATGGTACGGCAGGCGCTATCGTGCGTGGTGCGGCAAATGCTGGTTCACTCGGGCTAGTCAACCGTTTGGGCGCCGCCGCTGACACTATCGGTGGCAACGGCACATACAATGAAAACCTAAACC